ATATTGTCGATTACTTTGAAAATATGGATGCCGATTTGACCCCAGAAAAGTGCACCAATATTTTGAAAAATATCGTATTATGTGCATTTGGTTACGATACAACATTATCCAATGTAATTGATCTGGTTTATCCAAAAAAGTCGTTAGATAATAAAGACGATTTAGTGAAAATAATGGATTATTGGTTAATCGCTGATTTAAGAGATAATATTTCATCAAGTGAAATAAAAGATCAGATGACGATTGAGATGCTATTCGAGAAGATGAGCTACGAGGAAGACGAAGATAATTCAAACTATTCGAATTATGTAAAAGGGTCGACAAAAACGGGCACCGTTGTTGATTTGCTGCGAGACAAAAAAATGGATAGAAATATCAAATTAACAAAGATAAACGAACATTTAATGAATCATTTCCCAAAATTAGAAGGTGACAAGGTTACCTTTATTGGTTCGACCTTTTTGCGAAGTGGTGAAAAAGAGCCATATTTAAATCACTGTGTCGTGTTGAATACATGTAAAAATCTGGATAATGCTGAAATTGAAACATATGATACAGAAAGGGATTTGTTGTTGGCGTGGAAGAAAATAATTCAAAAAGAGAACCCTGATATTATTATAGGTTACAATATATTTGGTTTTGATTATGAATTTATGTTCCGTCGAGCCGAAGAAAATAACTGCGTAGAAGAGTTCTTGAAATTGTCGAAAAATAAGAATGAAATTTGCGGAACAAAAGATGTGAGAACAAACAGGTACAAAATTGAAGAGACGAGCATCCAAATTGCAAGTGGTCAGCACGATCTCAAGTATATTAAAATGAATGGACGTATCCAGATCGATCTGTACAATTTCTTTAGACGTGAGGAAAATCTGACCTCTTATAAATTAGATTACGTCGCTGGTCATTTCATTGGTGATTATGTAAAGACTTTCGATTATTTGTCCACAGAAAATGAACCGGGCAATATGACCACAGTTGTTGAAACGAACAATATGACTGGTTTGCTAGTCGGAAGTTTTATCCATTTCGAAGAAATCGGACATTCGGTTGATTATTATAATAGTGGCGAGAAATTTGTAGTATTGTCGATTTCAAAAGAAGAAGGTAAATTTCAAATTGGTGGAAAAGTCGAGCCAGATAAAACCAAAAAAATTCGATGGTGTCTTGCAAAGGATGATGTCACTCCAAAGGATATTTTTAGAATGACAAACGGCACAGCAGAAGACCGTTCTGTTATTGCAAAATACTGTATTCAGGATTGCAATCTAGTTCATTATTTGATGACAAAAGCCGATATTTTAACTGGATTCGTGGAAATGTCAAAAATTTGCAGTGTACCGATCAATTTCTTGGTCTTACGCGGACAGGGCATTAAGCTAACCAGTTATGTGGCAAAGAAATGTCGCGAGAAACGCACTTTAATGCCAGTAATTGATAAATCAGAAGACGAAGACGGTTACGAAGGAGCCATTGTTCTAGATCCAAAATGCGATTTGTATTTGGATAACCCGGTTGCGTGCGTAGATTATGCGTCTTTGTATCCGTCATCAATGATGAGTGAGAATATTTCGCACGATAGCAAGGTGTGGACAAAAGAATATGATCTAAATGGTGACCTCATTTGTGAAACGGGAGAAAAGTGTGAAATAGGTGAATTTATATATGATAATTTACCTGGTTATGAGTACGTTAATATCACTTATGACACGTTCAAATACGTAAGAAAAACGCCGAGCTCAGCGGCCGAGAAAATAAGATGCGGTTCCAAGATTTGCCGTTTTGCACAACCATTGAATGGTGTAAGAGCAATTATGCCTTCAATTCTGGAGGAACTTTTATTAGCCAGAAAAACAACGAGAAAACTGATTCCACAAGAGAAGGACGATTTTATGAAGAATGTACTGGACAAGAGGCAGCTAGGATATAAAGTAACGGCTAACTCGTTATACGGGCAATGTGGTGCCAAAACAAGCACCTTTTATGACAAGGATTGTGCTGCATCAACAACGGCAACAGGACGATTATTGCTGACCTATGCAAAAAAAGTAGTGGAGGAGTGCTATGGAAATACGATTTGCGACACGGAGAATTATGGTCAAGTCTTAACAAAAGCTGAGTACATATATGGTGACACGGATTCTGTATTCTTCACATTTAATCTTTCAACACCAGGAGGTGAACCTATTCGAGGCAAAAAAGCCCTTGAAATAACGATTGAACTGGCACAACAAGCGGGCCATTTGGCATCAAAGTTCCTGAAAGGACCACACGATTTGGAATATGAAAAGACGTTTATGCCGTTTTGCTTATTATCAAAGAAACGATATGTTGGTATGTTATATGAGACAGATCCAACAAAATGCAAACGTAAAGAGATGGGTATTGTCTTGAAACGTCGAGACAATGCCCCAATAGTAAAGGAGGTATATGGTGGTATCATTGATATTTTAATGAAGAAACAGAATATTGGTGAAGCCGTCGATTTTCTGAGAACTTCTCTTAGAAACATTGTGGATGAAAAATATCCTATTGATAAATTAATTATAAGCAAATCGCTGAGGTCAGGTTATAAAAATCCGCAGCAAATAGCACATAAAGTATTGGCTGATAGAATAACACAGCGTGATCCGGGAAATAAACCCGGTCCAGGTGACCGAATACCCTATGTATTTGTTCATAATTCAGATAAAAAGGCGAAACAGGGAGAACGAATAGAGACTCCGACTTATATCAATGAAAAACGGCTAAAAATTGATTATTCGTATTACATTACGAATCAAATAATGAAACCACTGCAGCAAGTATTTGCACTAGTCTTGGAAAAAATGTGGGAGATGCAGAATAAAAAATCGAAAATTTCAAAATTCAAACGCGAAGTTGAGATATTAAGAGCCAAAACTATAGAAGCAAAGTTCGAGGAAAAGCTGGCGGATTTGAAAGAGAAAGAAGTAAAAGTCCTCTTGTTTGATGAATTCTTGAGAGAAACAAATAATCAAAAAGAAAACAATCAACCACTAACAGGATTCTTCACAACAATGAAAAAGTGAGTTAGCCCCTTTATTTATAGTCCCACCAAACAATAAGTGTGTTTTTAATTTGTGCATTTGGATTATTTGTTGAATTTTTTTTGCTTGTGTCATTGTGAGCATCGGTGATAATTGCATTTTGATCTCCCGTTCCCAAATAAATATTCGTTTTATTTTGGGAATTTGGTATAAACCCAGTTAAGATACTTATAGGATGTTCGCTCCCTTCATTCTCAATCTTAGATTTTAATAATATAGTATGAATTGTTTTACCTGCAGGAAAATAATTTATGTTTAAAGATATTGGTTTATCCGTTCCGTAATTGTGTCCAGTATAAACAATATACGCTTTTTTGCTAACTATTTTAGTTATTGCTCCCAATTGAGAACCTGGAAAAACCGATTGTTTTTTATCGTGAAATGTGACATCAATGTCTGGAGTATCCGAATTGTTATGAGAAATTGTGTTATAGCTTGATGGCGGAATGATAGAATGCGTAATTTCTATATTATTTGGTACTGGTATTGGTAACCATTTTTTAGATGTTGAACCTAAATAAGATATTGTATGTTGGCCATTAGCTGGATTATAACCGCTTGTATTTATATGTGAATACATATTTTTAAAATATTCTGTCATAAACTAGAAAAAGAAAAATATATTTTTATGCAATAAATAACTCACGTAAAAGTGAGATAAAGTAATATAACCATTTAATTTAATAATCCAATAATTAACTAAGGCGACAAGGTCGATTCAAGGCCCCAATAAATAATAGCACAACCGCTTCCACCATTTCCACCAGGATAACTTGTTGTATTATATGATGAACTTGCCCCTCCACCGCCACCACCAACATAGAGTGGAAAGGTACTAGTCACAGATACAGCATTATCACCCTGTGTGCTAACAGTTCCCGTGTAAGATGCCGTACCTCCAGCACCTCCACAATAAGCTCCTCCTGATGATCTAGAATAAGGATCATAATTTCCACCGCCTCCACCACCACCAAAATATACAGTGTTTGTTGTCCCATCTAGCGTATAAGAAAAAAAATAAGAACCTCCGCTACCATTATTGTTTGAAGTGCCAACAACCCCTGCATAACCAGTACCTCCAGCTCCACCTCCTGCACCCGTTCCAACAGAAGCTCCACCATTTAAATAATTCCCTGGATTTCCTCCTGGTGCTGTTAAAACAGTGCCGTTTACGGTAATTGATGTAGCACTACCGGCTTGTCCGGGATAATTTTTAAATCCATTGTTGCCTAAATTTTCACCTCCGGATCCATATAAAGAACCTGCTCCTCCTGCACCAACAGTAAGAACATATGGAGATAATGAATTATATGGGCTGGCACCATTACTCGAAAGAGTGGTTGAATAATATCCACCACTGCTTCCGCCTCCACCTCCATCATAGTAGGTATCTGTAAAATATTGACCCTGGGATTCTCGTCTCTGATTCGTATACCCATTGCATCCACCTCCTGCACCCCCTCCAATCAATAATAAATTTATTTGCGTATTAATATCATTTTGAATATAGACATCATATGTATTTGGATTACTAAATAATAACATACCATATGTTCCAAAATAAGTTGTATATTTATTACCAGTTGTATGGGTTTCTGAAAAGGATAATGAATTAATAGAATCGTTATTAACATATATAATTACCGGTATAGATGATTGAGTTGCATCTTCTATTTCGGTTAACGAAACAGGATAATTTAATGAAGTTGTTGGTGCTCCACTTGTTTGATCATATCCCCACCATAATACAACGCACCCATCGGATCCAGCTCCCCCTGAAGCTACATAATTATTGCTTGATGATGCACCACCTCCTCCCCCAGAACCAGATTGATACCATCCATTGCATTCACCCCAACCACCACCGTTACTAGTTTCATAACCATTTGTATAAAAAATACCTCCACTTGCATTATACCCATTTGCAAATCCATTAACTACATCATAACCACCTGCTCCCCCTCCGTAACTACCACCTACGCCACCACTTGCCCCATTAATGTTAGGGGTCATCGGCACAGCATTACCACCACCACCTCCTCCACCACCAAATAAAAATGTATACGAAGCATCAGGAAAATTAATACTTATACCATTACTTGAACCTCCATTCCCCGCTCCAGAAACGGCTCCACCACTTGATCCGATAGAACAACCAGCACCTCCAGAACCAGTTGACCAAACGACGGTATCAAATATAGTTACGTTCTGTCCATTTCCACCGTTCCCACCGGTGCCTGAACCAAGGCTACTACAATAGCCACAACCACCACCAGATGCGTCTGTACCTTTTAAAATAGAGTTATTGCATAAATCTATTATATATGAATTTCCGCCAATATATGAATTTCCGCCTACACTACCTCCATAAAATGATCCACCTTTTCCTACTACAATTCCATAATGATATGGTTTTCCTGACCCATAAACATTAGTGGGTATAGTAGTGATAGCAACACCACCCGAACCACCACCTCCTCCTGCTGCACTAAATGAGACACCACCTCCACCACCTCCGCCACCTATTGATAATGCATACAATGTTTGATTTTCTGGAAAGGATAAAACAGTAAGAGGAATATATTTATATCCATAAGCCGATTCTACTTCCTGCTGAGTTAATGTATAAAAAATCAATCCAGATGATCCATATACGTCCACTATACCTATCGGGGATGAGCCAACATTTGGCAATACTGAAAGGGATATATCATAATTAACTATCCTAAAAGCAGCATAATTGTTCTCTACTAATTGGGTGAGTTCCTGGTTAATAGTTATAATATCCCCAGAAAGGTCCGATTGTAGCGTTTGCTGTTGTGCAACTGTTAAATTAGCTATTTCTGATTGTATTTGCGTAATTTCAGATTGTTGTGTCGAATCAAGCATACTATTGCTTAATAATGTTTGAAGTTCCGTTTGTATCTCTTGAAATGTGCTCATTGAATTATTTTATATAATTAATATAAAATAATTTTAATTACTTCTTCAATACGGCAATATAAATACCGTTCCACCATGTATTTTCAGCAATATCCATCGGTGTATGTGTTTCATCATTCGTCAATAATATCTCCTTTTCAAACAATATTGTCAAATTAAGATCTTGAATCGATTTTTTTGCAGCGTGTTGAATATATCTCCAATTAATATCATCCACAATATAAACAAAAACATTCTCCATACAATTAATGAAATGTGGCAATGCATTATATATTTCATTATAATCTAAACTCGCATCATATACAAGAATATTAAATTTTGATATGTTATTAATATCCACGTCTTGATACGATTGTTCAATAATCTTTGTATAGTTATTCCCTTTAAATTTATCAAAGTTTTTCATAAAGTTATCCCGATTTGTTTGCGACCAATTATCAATACAGAAAACTTTTGCAATATTATTATACATAGCAGCACATGTTAATGATCCTGCACCTGCTCCAATTTCTAAATATTTAGCACCTTTCATTTGTGCCAAATTATTTATAAAACATCGTGTTTTCTTACCAGAAGGCCCACACATTGTCAATATCTCTTTCGATATCTTTGAAAATTGATAATCTGCTGCATTTAGTGAAGCTTTTACGTGTTCAACAAATGATTCTTCCATATATTAATTTACATAGAATAAGTATTTAAATTAATAACCCGACAAAATAATTATATATAATTATTACACTCTTGAAGAATTATAATTGAACTCCTACTAGAGATTCAATTGCATAAGTACCACATTTCAAATGTTAATCAACGTATATTCAAGGTAGGACCCCCTTTTGTAGATGAAACTTGGATTGTAAAAACTTGTAAATGCCAGAGATTTGCTTATCAATAAAATCGACCTTTTGCTTCAGGCTATATGGGTCAAACTCTTCATCATCCACTTCAGATTCCTCATCATCATCTGCGTCGGATTCATCATTAGGCACATAATCTTCGTCATTTGGATCATCATCCGGAACATCGGTATCGTCCTCAAGTTCAATTGGATGCTTTAATGAAAGCACTGGCACAGCTTGATATCCTCTAGCATCAGACCACTTTTCATCAATTAGCCCCTCTGATTGCAACTTATTTAATACTCCAAAAACAGTTCTGTTGTGCAAATCTGCAATAGCTTGAACAGTTAACTGCTTCAATTCATATTCACTGTGTAGATTATTCACTTCCGATACAGTCCATCTATTTCGGTGTCTGGTTGGTAGAGTGGTCGTCATTGTAATGTATATAAATGAATACTCTTTAAATTATTTTACCATTTGAATAGTTATCTATCCAACACCTAAAGAGATAAGCATCTAAAAAATATTATTTGATAAATCTATATTTGTAAAAAAAGAATTAGAACCTCTTGTTCGAGAATTAAATAGCTGTCCTAATAGAGTACTTGTGATATCGGTAATAGTAGCCTCATATGCATCATTATTAGAAACATCCCAGTTAAAACTACGTATTCTCATTGGACTATTTGTATTCCTATTCCCATTCCCATTCCCATTCCCATTCCCATTCCCATTCCGATTATTTGAATTTGGATCCGTTTCTGTTGCAACTGATTCTGATGGTGGTGTTGATGATGCTATATTATTTGCTGGTGTCGAACTCGAGTTATAATTTCTTATATCATATCGACAAACTGGACATCGCACATTCGAAGAAAACCACGAATTAAATGCAGTTTCGTTGAAAAGATGATTGCATCCCAATATTTCAATCACTGAACTGTCGTTGCTAAACTGCTCTAAAGTAATTGGACAACTAGTATTCAAAGGTTCGCTTACCTCGATAAATGGTAAACGACGAGTGGCATTTTGAATTTGTGTAGACGTCGCAACTATTGGCACATTTGAATAAAATCGATCATTTTGCAAATTTGCCGTTCTACCTGTTAAATAATTATCTATTATGGTTGAAGGCAAATTATAATGTTCAAATTCAAGACGATATGGTCTACCGCTGATATAAATAAGACTATCGCTGTTTGTAGTTGTTTCAGTATTCCTGAAGTTGGATGCACCTCTCTCTCGAATATTTCCACGACCTCGTCCTCTTGTGCTTGATTGAAAATTGTTTCTATTATCATAACTTATTGGACTAGTAGTACCTGCGAGTAGATTAATTGTATTGCGTATTTCATCTAGATTATCATATAATGAATCAATTCTTCGAACAGTTTGAGTATATTGATTAATATAAAAATCTAAAAGATATCTGTTGTGAGTTGGATTGCGATTATTATGTGACATATAATAAAATAATATATTATAAATATATTTTAAATGTGTTTAAATATATATTACATATAAATTATAATGAACAATTTCGAAGATTTCCAAAATTATAGAGATAAGGGTCTAACTGGGTTGGCGAATCTAGGGAATACTTGCTTTATTAATTCGTGTATTCAAATATTATCACACACGTATGAATTGAATAATTTTTTAAATAAAGAGACATATAAACGAAAATTGCAAAAAAAATTCGACTCGACGCTTTTGCTTGAATGGGATTCACTAAGACAATTGATGTGGAGTGAAAATTGCATAGTATCACCCGGGAAATTCATTAAAACAATTCAAACACTTGCAAAGATAAAGGGTGTCGACATCTTTACTGGATATTCGCAAAACGACTTGCCTGAGTTTTTATTATTCGTAATTGACTGTTTTCATACGGCATTGTCGAGAGAAGTTAATATGAGTATTTCAGGGACAATTTCTAATAATACAGATAAAATAGCGGTAGACTGTTTTGAAATGATTAAACGTATGTATTCAAAAGAATATTCTGAAATATGGGATATGTTTTATGGTGTTCACGTCTCTCAAATTATTTCAATGGAGACCAATGAGGTATTGAGCAGTTCACCCGAGCCCTATTTTATGATTAATTTATCGATACCACCCAATAACAAGGCACCAACATTAATGGATTGCTTAGATTTATATGTAGAAGGTGAAATATTAGAAGGTGATAATGCTTGGTATAATGAAAAAACCGGATTAAAGGAGAATGTTAAAAAGAAGATTAGTTATTGGAGTATGCCTAACATATTAGTACTTGATCTGAAAAGATTCAATGTTATGAATCACAATAATAAAAATCAGATTTTAGTCGATTTCCCATTAACCGATTTGGATCTCTCGAAATATATACTAGGATACAAAAAAGATAGTTATATTTATGAATTATATGGAATATGTAATCACAGTGGTGGTACATTTGGTGGACATTATACTGCATTTGTAAAAAATGCAAATGGTAAATGGTACCATTTTAATGACACGTCCGTCAATGAAGTTACTAATATTTCCCAATTAATAACGCCAAAGGCGTATTGCTTTTTTTATAGAAAAAAAACAATTGACTAATATATATGGAAGTTAAATCAAGTATAACACCAGATACAGTAAATATGTATGATTATATGAATGGGTTTTTAATGAACCCAAGTGCCTTTATCATATTAGCGTTAGTTTTAATAGCTTATTTTGTCGTTTTTGTATCTTTAGGGAAAAATGCGTCTGTTGATCAACCTGGCTTTTCAAGTCAACCTACTTCTTCTACCCTTTCGATCTTTTCGTCATCGTCATCGTCGTCGTCGGCTTTAGTTATAGGACTTGTGGCTGTTATTTTTGTCGTTTTATTATTAGTAAACGGTCTTCAATACTACTTTGGTTTAAATATTGTCGCGTCGTTAAAAAATGTGTTTTTTGGCGAACCTATTATTAATGTGAAATTGGATCATCAAAATACCGACATTAGTGGAAGCGGAGGAAATTTGTTTAACACGACTGTTCCAGAAATTAAATATTATAAGCAAGTATTCAACATACCTGGTAATAATTATGGTTATGAAGATGCCAAAACATTGTGTGCGGCATATAATGCACGTTTAGCAAATTATCAAGAAATTGAGAATGCATATAATAAAGGCGGTGAATGGTGTAATTATGGTTGGTCAGATGGTCAAATGGCTCTTTTTCCGACACAAAAATCAACGTTCGATAAGTTGCAAAAAATTGAGGGGCACGAGCACGATTGTGGGAGACCCGGTGTAAACGGTGGTTATATGGCAAATCCTGCATTAAAATTTGGTGTTAATTGTTATGGATACAAGCCGAGAATGAATGATGAAGAAGAAAAATTAATGCAAGTTGATACAGCGTACCCTAAAACGGAAAAAGATATATTATTTGAAAAAAGAGTTGATTACTGGAAGACAAAATTAGATGATATTTTAGTTTCACCGTTTAATCACGACTTGTGGAGTCACGTTTGATTTAATTTGAATTGGAATAAAAATAACTATTGACTATTTTAAAAAAAATATTTTAATATTATATGAAATTAAAATATTCTTTTAAGAAAAAGATTTTATTCGCCGGCTTAATAATTCTTTTTAGTATTCTAGTCTGTTATTATGTATTTAGAATGATGTTTACTAAAAACAATGTGGTACGATGTAACCAGGAATATGCTTTATGTTCTGCTTCAAAATGTGCCCCTAGTTTAGAGAACCCAGATTACGCAAATTGTTTCTGTGATGTTCTAGATGGACCGAACTATAGTTATGGAGATAAAACGTGCAATCAATTAAAACCTTATTCTGAATTACACGATAATGTAAATATTAGTTATTTATATTCGACCTATAGCAATTTTTTAACAGACAAAACGAGTGAATTGCTAACTTGTCCTGCTAATAATATTAATTTAGATTGCATGAACAAACTATGTACATTAAATCCAAATAATCCAAGTCAAGCTATATGTAGATGTAAAATTAGTAATAATAACGGACAAGACTGGGTGACAATAAATAAAAAAGGAGAAAAATCAACTTGCAATTATTTGTCAGGTGCATCTAAAACAATGAACACGAATTTAATTAATTTTATAAAAAAATCTGATCCTTAGCCGCGTTTGCTCTTGTTTTTAGCAACCTTCCGAATTCTTCGCGTTTTTTTAGACCGGGTTGAAGATGGATTATTATGGCTTTCTAACATATTCATAAATGTATCGTGAATGTTATGCGGTATAACGGGTATTTCTCTCGGATTTTCTTCCATTTTTTCATAGTTGAATAAAGCAAGTGATTTTTCTTTATTTTGTTGATAAAATAATCCGGCAGGGACAGCATAATTTTTGAAAATATCACTTACTTTATCTCGAGTACCATCTCCACCATTTAGAGAATTATTTGTATACATTGGAGAATTGCCATTTTTTAATAATACAGACTCTACAGAAAACCCACCACTCATAATTAAATCGTTATTTTTGTAAAAAATCATATCTTCAGCAGAAAATTGACTCATATAATTTATTATTATATAAATTAATTGTTAGAAATCCTCTTTATTTCAGGGACAATTTTGCATTCCCGTTTGTCTTTAATATATTGCACTATTTGAGCCACTTGGTTTTCATTTTTAATAATTTCACTTAATGATTTCTCTAAATATTTAAAAGTTAGAGGAGTTTGCATCTTTGTAGAAATAAATTTTAATCTTCCATTATTGATCTTTATTGTACTATTTATTAAATCATTGTTTTTAGCATAATTGTTTAAATTGTTGGTTAGAGCTATTTTATCGTCTCTGAGTTTCTTAATTTTTTCAGTATAATCGCGAATTTGATTGTCTATCGATACCCATTGTTGAATTTGTTGTTCAAAATTCATTGACTTATATATTTTACATAAAAAATTATAAATAATTTAATTATAGTATATTATACATATTATGCAAAATATATTATTTTCACCAAAAAAAATAAAAGGAAATACAAAGTCAATAAATAAGGAGGTCAAAAATGTTGTTTTATTTACCAATGCGAGAGACGAAAAAAATATAAAAGAGTGGGCGGCACATCATTTATTAATAGGATTCACGACCATTTATATCTTTGATCATTTGTCTAAAGTACCTCTGAAAGAAGTGTTTCAGCATTTCGACAAAAGAGTGATTGTTGAACGTTGTGAAATAAAAGGACCACCTAAATTAATACTAATGAATCGGGCTACATTAATTGCTTCTAAATTAAAAGCAGATTGGTTTATTTATCTTGATGCAGACGAGTATATTATTTTAAATAAATTTAATGGTGTTAAAGAGATGCTATCAAAATATTACTTTACTGATTCTTTGTCATTGAATTGGTTAATGTTTGGTACAAATAATCACATTTTAGAGCCAGAAGGTCTAATTATGGAGAATTATAAAAAATCAGATGTAATATTAAATCAGCACGTTAAAACATTTGTAAGACCGTCTCAGGTATCTCTTAAAGGTGCTACAAATCCTCATTTTTATCACATTAACAATACTAGTCGTTGGTTTACTATTACTGGTGAACTTATGGAAAATAAAATGTTTAATCCAATAAATCGAGCTTATTGGAAAACGCCTGCTTTTATTGCACATTATGTTTATCAATCAGAACAAACCTATAAAAATAGAAAATTACTATTACCATCTGATGATACAGGTAAATTTCGTCAAGAAGAAACTGATATTCACGCTCATCATAATGTTGTTGAAAATACAACAACTTCCAAGTATATTGAAAATATTAAATTATTTTTGCGACACTTTTCAAAAAATGGCAATTCGGAACTAGGCCTGGTCTAATATTGTCTACTAAAGACTGACAAATAATTGAAAAATAATATAAAATGTCTATAAATTTTATATTATTCCTATATTCTTATATTTACTTTCTTTGCTTTCTTGTATGCCTTTTTCCGTAAAGCTGTTGTAATCCTAACAAACCAAAAGGCACCAATGCTTGTTTTAATACATGTCCCCAATAACCTCCCTTCTTCTTGCGTCTACCACCACCTTGCACAGGTGCTGCATTTTGAGCGAGAGATCCTTGCGGAATATTATATGGTAAAACAGCAGGAGCACCTGTCAATGTTGGGATCAAATTGCCGGCATTTCCAGTGCCATCATTTCCAAACGTATTCATAAATTGCTGCTCTGTACTTCCACCAAAATTGCTTATAACCCAATCAGATGCATCACCACCACGTCTTCCACGCCTGTGCGATTTACTACGACGACCACCTGATGATATTTCCGAATTGTTTGTTTCAAGAGGTGTATCATCACCACCACGTCTTCCACGCCTGTGCGTTTTTTGTTTTCTCTGTATCCTTCTTGATTTCATTTATATATTGAAATGAGAAAAAATTAAAATAACTTGGATATAAGATTTTTATTACGCAAAATTAAAATTAGTAAAACTAATATTGCTAAAATCATTATAAAAATTAAAAAAATTATTCCAATTGTTATATAAATATATGGGTTTATCTCATTCAATATAAATTCTATCACAGGCATACATAGAGATTTTAACTCATTCTTTATATCGTCTCGTTTTAATATATCTAAACATTGTTGAACTAAACTTTCCTTCATATTAATTATTTATAAAAATTTATGCTCGTTTTATCGTTTATTCTATAATATTGCGTGTTTTCCATTTTATATTTTTCTTAATTACGATTAACAATGGAAAATATTATTCAACCAAATGAATCGTTTGATTTTTCGACTATATCTTTAGCACATCCAACTGGAATTCAAGGAGGTGCTTATTTTACAAAAATTAATAACAACGGGAAGTCTTTATATATTCAAACACCTAAAAGTCTTACTAAACAAGGGTTTGTTAAAAATGGAAAAAAAATTTATGCAGATCTGATGTTCGATAATAATGACGAACAATTTATCAACTGGCTTGAAAATTTAGAAACCAAGTGTCAGGATCTTATTTTTGAAAAAAAAGACTCTTGGTTTGATAACCAATTAGATAAAAATGATATTGAAACCGCATTTACTAGCCCTATGCGTGTATATAAATCAGGTAAATTCTATCTAGTACGTGTAAACGTAAAGGTTTCTAGTACTACAAATATACCCAGTGTAAAAATTTACAATGAATCTGAAACACCGCTTACCATAGATGATATAAACCACGAAACAAATATAATATCAATTTTGGAGATTCAAGGTATTAAATTCACTTCCAGAAACTTTCAGATTGAGATTGAATTGAAACAGTCGATGATTTTGAATAATGACGCATTATTCGAGAATTGTTTAATTAAGACAAATGCAAAGACACATACACATAAAGAGGCGGAACCTAAGATGGAATTGATAGTTGAACATTTAGAAACACCAATTGAAGTGTTGGAAGAATTAAGCAATCATATTGTGAAGAATGATATTAAATTAGAAGAAATTAAGACGGAGGAACCCTCTATACTGGATCCAGAAGAATACGATGAAGAAGAAAGTGTAATTTACGATGATGAATATAGTGAAACACACCATCCACCATTGACTCTAGGTAATGAAATAAAATCAAATACGACGGTTCGGTTTAAAGAACCGGATATAAACGGATTAGAAGAAATAGAATTTGATATAGTGGATGAGGAATTGAGAGAAGTAGATATAGATTCACAATTGAATACTTTAGACAATATCTCAAACGCAATAAAATTAAAAAAACCAAATCAAGTATATTACGAGATATATAAACAGGCAAGAAAAAAGGCCAAACTAGCAAAAAAAGAAGCAGTGCTAGCATTCTTAGAAGCAAAGAATATTAAGAAAACTTATATGTTAGATGATTTAGATGAAAGTGATAGCGATAATAGTGATTTAGATAATATGGAAGAATTAGAAATGTGATTTAGTTAATTAAATGAAATCTTTTATTAAGATTTTAATAAAAGTTTAGAAATATAAACTATAATTGATAAACAATTAATCTCGATACAAAAAAATATTTTATCACCAATTTTATATAATGAGCAGTTCTCTGAAAAAGATTTGGAACGATTATGGCGTCGGTGCACTTGTTGTATTATTAATTGTGGCATATGGTGTTAACTTATTTGCCAAATACTTAACGTCAAAGGGTAACAGTGGATATGAAACAATGTCTCAAGATAAAAATTCCGCTTACAAGAATGGCGGCGATAAAAAACAGCATCCATCCCAACAAGCAATGGGTGTGGTTCCAGCCAATCCCATAGGTCAAAATGAGGTTTTCGCTTCTGTTAGCGGCATTCCTACACCAAATCAAGGCATTCCTACTTCTTGTTCCAAGCCAAATATTCAGAACCCGTCTGACCTTTTGCCGAAAGACACGAACAGTCAGTGGGCTCAATTGAATCCCTCCGGAAAAGGTGAATTAGCAAACATCAATTTGTTGAAGGCCGGTTACCATATTGGCATTGACACTATTGGACAGACTCTAAGAAACGCAAATTTACAGATCCGATCTGAGCCACCAAATCCACAATTGTATGTTGGTCCGTGGCAGCAGTCTACAATTGAGCCAGACTTTATGCGTCCACCGCTTGAAATTGGCTCTACAAGTTATGCACAATAATTTTATTTTTTCCTACTACACAATAATCAAATATAAAATATCAAAATCTTTATATTCATCTTTTAACATATATAAATATTTTGAAATAATTACATCAAATTTTTGCGATAAATTAAAATACACTAATAATATATGTTTAAATTTAAAGAAAATATATTATTATGCGTTATCATCGGATTCGTCGTTTTTGTCTGTTTAAAAGTATACACTGAATCTGAAAATTATACTTTGAAATGCATTGTTTCAACTGTAGATGGTAATAAATATTGTGTAAGGGATAGGGCAATGTTAAATGAATCAGCGGATTTATTAGCACAAGTAACGCAAAAAATGAAGGAACTAGTCAAATATATGAAAGTGAATTACCCTGATGACCCGGACGTCGAGAGACTTGTAAAGGGGTTCAATCCTAAAAAAATAAGCGAAACATTGCCGACCAGTGAATTGACTGCTTATAGTGAGAACAAAGGAGAAAAGATTGCTTTTTGTTTGAACCGCACAAAAAATGGGAATAAATTGATTGACATAAATACGCTTACCTTTGTTGCTATTCACGAATTAGCACATATTATGACAAAATCCGTGGGCCATAAACAAGAGTTTTGGCAGAATTTTAAATTTCTCTTACAAAATGCAAAAAAGGCTGGTATTTACAATCCTGTTGATTATAAATCAAAACCCGAAAATTATTGTGGTATGACGATAACTGACAACCCTTACTTTGATTTGTAATTTATTGGTGTAAAATATATAAAATAATACTACGAGTATATATATGTCACTCGCAATATTAAAAGAAAATCCAATATATAAAGTAAATCATTTATTAAATTCTACCACTATTAGTGAGATACGGGTTTTTTATGGATCCTATGCAGAAACCGAAGACTTGAATGAATTATTTAAGAGAGATCCTAAGAATGCCGCATTTATTGATAAAAGCACTGGTCTGCCAATATTTAACGAAATGGAATTACGTAGCATCTTAGATAGGCAAATCCCCGTTGTATTTTCAGAGCAGCAAATTCATTATGATGATAGTATTGGTGTTATAAAATTGAAGATGATGATGGAATTCTCGAATACATTCTCGTTAGACGAGATTTATTTATTTTGTATGAAAGAAGAAGTATTGAATCCTGCAAATATTTATCAAATGCTCACGCAAAATGGACGTTTACCTCTTACAAGAGTGCGTTTGGATCAATTTATTGTAAATGTTATATTCGAGGATAATGGAGAACCGGTCAGATTTGATATTCCTGATAAGGAAGTTTATGATTATGATGATATATTAGCATTGAATATAAATGGCAAGAAATATACATTAGCCAAGGTACTTGGCCAGAAATTTTTTATAGTTGCGAATGAATACCCATTTATATCGAATCCATTTGAGGTTGAAGAATATGATGACTTTATTGAAAAGGCTTCGAGAAAATCGCTCACAACATTAAATAGTCATTTATTATTGAATACTGGTCAAATAGTGGGGAATAATATTTATTTGTGTTTAGCGAAAGATGTATTTTCACACGTAAAAACTCGTGATTTGTCTGAAAAATATACAGCGAAGATATATTATCCTTTTTTATGGGAAAGGAATATTTCTTCTCTCGAGGAATTGAGTGAACAAGAAGAAAAATTAATAGAAGATAGTGAAAGACTCTTGACGGACAATACTACGGATACGTTTAAAAGTGTTGACCTTTTTTACGACATATACAAGGAACGCAAGTCAAATTTAGAATATAAAAAAACGGGTATTAAAACGTTAAGTGTTACTGTTCATCCTGTTTATAAAATAAAGGTTCCATTGGATGTTATATTCAAGTTAATTCACGCAACCGAAATGTCTCCTTTGATAAAATATAACCCGGCACAAAGATATGAGAATATTTATAGATTATACGTTGATAAAACGGCGATGGATGGCCGAAAAATACCGTATTTGTCTCGGTCAACTATTTTTAAATTAATGAAAACAATTGGGAAAAGCAAATCTGTTTCGGTTTATATACAATACAAGATAACAGAAGATGAAAAAATTGTAATAATTTGCAATTTTGAAGAGAATGGGGATATCAATATTCGATGTGACTTTGACAGTATTTTTCCTATTGAAGAAATTGATGATTTAATAAAGAATGCAGTTAACCCAATTATCGAAGAGGTTAAAAATCACTTGGAGCAGTCCGGGTATAATATAAATTTATTTACTAGTTTATTGGATGAAAATGTGGAAGTAGACAAATTAGATTATGCGTCGACAATGCTTATTCGAAAACCAATAAAGCTCAACGATATTATTGGTTGTATAACAAGCGTATTTATTGTTGAATCAAAAAATTTAGATAAGGATATTCAAATGCGATTTAAACGCGTTGCCAATTTCAACAAAATGACAAGCCAGGAAGCATTTGTTATTGAACAGGCAAAGCAAAAAGATGGATTAAAGGGTATGGAATTAATAAGTGCGTTGGTGGAAAACTATGGAATTTCCGATCTAGATGCTCGAGCACTTATTGCAAAATTAGCTAGTGAAATACAAGTTGAGCGAGGTGTTAGAAGATCTGAAATAGAGATAAAAATAAATCCCGGGTTTAAGACAACTATTTCTTTAAATAGAATTACTAGTTTAATAACAATAAGTGTTGAAAATATAAACGATATTAATTATCTATATACTTTACCATTATATTTAGATTCATTAATAAGATTAACACAGGACAAAGAGTCAACTAATGTGCCGAAAAGTAAGATTGTTGCATTATGTAATTCAGATGAAAAAGATGAGATAGAGATTAAAGATATAGTATCTGCTACCGAGAGTAGATTTTTAGATCACGAGGTACCTGTTATTGAAGGAGATGATTTGGGATTTGTGGATTTTAATGAATATATGGATAGAGAACACGATGAAGAGGGTAAAGTTAAAAACGCACTGGATCTTTTTTTTGGAGATGATGACGACGATGTTGATTTAGATTCAGATGCCAGTAGCAGAGAATCATATGGGGGATTTAAAGGCGGCGAAACGTCTGATGAGAAATCCGCAGCATCATCTGATTCATTAAGTTCAATTGAATTCAACGAGGGTGATATAAAAGGGCTAGAAGATCTAAAAACGAGTTCATCTGATGAAAATAATGAAAATCTTTCAGAAAAGAGAAGCGACGAGTCATTATCGAGTTTTGGTAGTATTCCCCAAGATTCGGTTTCTGTCCCGGAGTCATTGTCGACGCCAGATTCGGTTGAAGCAGCACCTGTCGTAGAAGAAGCGACACCAGAAAAATCGCCAGACTCGATTGAATCTGCACCTGTCGTAGAAGAGGCGACACCAGAAAAATCGCCAGACTCGATTGAATCTGCACCTGTCGTAGAAGAAGCGACACCAGAACCAGAAAATATAAAATTATCCGTTGAACCTCAAAAATTGGTAAAAAAAACAGCAGTTAAGTTTAAAATAGTAGAGCCTGAACCAATTAAACAGCAGCCCAATCTAGTAAGAAATATTGATGGTATGAAATTATCGACACCCAATCCATTTCAGACACGTATGGAAGAATTAGACCCAATATTATTCAATAATCCTAAGCAAAACGGTAAATTCTCTTCTTATTCAAGAAGTTGTCTACATAGTTCTCGCAAACAACCGGTTATATTAACAGACGAAGAAATGGAAAAAATAGAAGAAGAACAGCCAGGTTTTTTAGAAAAGGGAAAGGAAAATGGAGATATTTTAAAATATGGCTCAAACCCAGACAATCAATACTATTATATGTGTCCCAGGTATTGGTGTATGAAAACAAACTCTCCTATTTCCGAAGCTGATGCAAAAAGCGGTAAATGCGGAAAAATAATTCCTAGAAATCGAAAAGAGATAAAACCAGGTGAATACGTTTTTGAATTCTATGATAAATCAGAACACGGAACTCCTGAAAACTATATAAAACATTATCCAGGGTTCTTAGAAAAAGACAAGCATCCTGACGGCCTATGTATGCCTTGTTGTTTTAAAAATTGGAATACACCTGTTCAACTTGAGAGAAGAAAACAATGTGCTCAAAAGGAAGAAAAGCCGGAAAAATCTGATATTTTAGGAGATGAATCTATTACACCTGTAGAAGAGCCTAAAAGTCCTAGAAATGTAACGGATGAATATGTTATTGGTCCCGAAAAATTTCCTATAAATGCAGGTCGTTGGGGATATTTACCTATGAGTATTCAAAAATTCTTGCACGAAGTAAATGCAGACTGTCAAATAAGCAAAACAAATACAAATATTAAACCGAATCATACGTGTCTTTTACGCCACGGTATTGAAATAAATCAGAATCAATCTTTTATCGGGTGTATTTCTGATGCAAAATATTATGGTGAAATAAAAATACCAACCATAAAAGAAATGAAAGAGCTAATTATTAAATCGTTATCTATTGATTCTTTTATTACATATCAAAATGGTGATTTAATTAGTATATTTATGGATCCGGATTATAATCTTCCTGAAACATCCAAACTATCAAAAAAATACACATCATCAAAATTATATTCAAAAATAGATAAAAGAAAACCGAAGGATCTCATCTACTTCAAAACCGTGATAAGTTCATTTGAAAATTTTGTGCTTTTTTTAAGGAACGATGATATATTAATTGATTACACTTATTTGTGGGATATTATATGTAAACCTAATCCTAGCCTCTTTCCACAAGGAATAAATTTGGTCATCTTAGAAATAGCAAATAATGATACAACAGATAACGTAGAAGTAATATGTCCAACAAACCATTATTCGAGTGAATTTTACGAAGCCCGCAAACAAACATTGATTATTTTGAAAAATGGCGACTACTATGAGCCAATTTATTCATATAGAAGTGAAGAAAAGAAAACCAAAGTTGGCAAAACGTTTAGTGAATACGATCCACAGCTTTCAAAAACAATGAAGGCCATCTTCAAAAAATTAATCAAACCTTTGTTGAAAAATACATGTATGCCATTATCAAGTATGCCAAATATATATAAATTTAAACATCCCATACTTTTGGACGAATTGATTGAATTGCTCAATAAATGCAATTATGAAATTATAATGCAAATAGTAAATTATCAAGGAAAAGTTATTTATGTTTTATGTAGTAATCCGGAATCAATAAATGGAGTAGTACCGTGTTTCCCGTCTTCAATAAATCCCACATACGATTATGTGGTGATGAGTGACGAAACAATGTACAACACATATGAAAATACGATAGATTTTTTGAGAGGATTAAGCAAGGAAAGTAAAAGGAAGATACCTTGTCTCCCAGAATTTAAGGTTATTGAAGATGAAATGGTCGTAGGTGTTATTACAGAAACAAATCAATTCATTCAATTAAGCGAACCATTTCCTCTTTCGGAAGCGACCGATGATGTAAAAGAATTAAAAGGAAATAATTATTTGATTGCAGAAAATGCAACAATATTATCAAAGGAGGTTGATCAAGAGAGAGTTGAATATATTAAAAAAATAAAATTAGAAACGAACTTCTATAATGTCTTTAGAAACACAATAAGAATTCTTTTAAATAAATATGAAAATATTAAGTTGAGAGAAAAAATCGAAGAAGAGGTTAAACGAGGATACACATTATATAATACAAAATTAATATATATTATAAAATACTTAAAGGAACTTGTTAATGACGCTATCCTTTTTTCAGAAGATTATGATTACACATTAATTGGTGATATTTCAACATGCATTGTTTTTGACAAAGAAAAATGCAATTCTAAAAGACCATTATGTGTTTTCTCAACAGGTAACACGTGCCAGATTATACTTCCTAAACAAAATTTATTAACAGGTTCCGATAATGAACTTCATTATTTTGGTAAAATGTCGGATGAACTGATTAGGTATAGTAGAATTAATTCGTTTATATTCAAACCACAGACGTATTTGTCATTTGGAAACGTTGGTTATAATTTGCGAGAAAATGAGATTATTGTTATACAGTCACTATTGAACGCCGAATTTTTTGAAGGTCTTGTTCCTGCTGAAATAAATATGTATGCCAAGTATAATTCATATGACACAGCAGAACCATTAATAAGTCAGAGTTACGAAAATAGAACAGATATTGATAATGCTGTAAATCCTGCATCGAGAGAAGAAGCACGAGAATGCATACCAGTCTCAACCGGTAAAATAAGCTCACTTGTGTGGAAAAATTGTTTCCCTAGTAATTTTGATGAATTAATGTATGAAAAAACAACGAGTTGCGGATTCTATATGTTAATTGATATTATTAAGTTATTCACTGGTGATGTTTTAACTATTGGGGAACTCAAGACAATTTTATTGGAAGAATATATTAAATATTTAATTGATTATGAAGGACAGATTATTGATATATTAATTGAAGAAGGTAAAAAGACTCTGGGTGATCAAGTAAAAGCAAGAACATTGTCTTTTCAAAATTTTATTTATACTGACAGTTATTTTGTTACAAATATGGATATCTGGTTGATTTTTCAAAGATATCAAATTCCTAGTATATTAATATCAAGTAAAACATTATTAGAAACTGGATATAAAAAAACGGAATTTGTATTATACGGTGAACAACACAATAATTTTGTTTTTATTGTTTCACCTGGTATGCGTGCTGAAAATATACCTAAATATAAATTGATGCAATCCGATGAAAAATCACTGTTTTTCCCTATCTCTGTAACTAAATGTGAAGATACATTGAGGCAAGCGATTATCGATAAAATAAGCATTTCAGATTATTTATCAACTTATAAAAAATCAAAAACAACAAAATATGTATTAAAAAATCCTAATCCAAAACCTCGCAAAATAGCCAAATTAAAAATTGTCGAAGAGGAACGACGCGAAGAACAAGAAGAGGCTAATAGCCCAGGGCGTGAATTGTTGGGCGAATCGCCTGAATTAATAGAAGATACAAGTTCTTCTAACGAATCAAAATCAAAAAAAAATAAAAGCAAGGTGGTTATTAAAAAAACCAAAAAACACCGCAAAAAGGTAAAATTGGTGGTTGTTAATTAAATTTTTAGTCTTGACCTTCTTCTTCAGACTCTTCCGATACATCTTGTTCCGATACATCTTGTTCCGATACATCTTGTTCCTCACCTTCTATTTCATTAAATATATTTGATTTTGAAAACGAATCTACGTTACCATTATAAAAATGGATATGTTTTAAATTAAATGATAATTCGGCTTTTTCCTTTAAAACTACCTTGGTCTTATTTGTCACATTGCAACGGACATTGACAAATTGCTTTTTAATTGTATATTTTTTTCTACCAAATAATGGGTTAAATACTACAAAATCTTTTAATTTTTTCTTTAATAAATAATAAGATTTAATTCTTTTTTCAGTTCCATTAACTCCATATTTAAACGTAAAATAAAGATAAAAATATGGACGAAAAATATCAACTATGGTATCTTTTGGTATATCACTATGTATAAATATTTTTTTTGTGTACATCCTATTTACTTCAAACATATTTTGCAAACTGTTGTAGAGTACATTTGGTGGCGAGTTATTAGTATAATTTTTAATTGCCAAGTCTCGAATATAACATTCATTATCATACAAAAATCTATTAAGATCAAAATTTGCCCTAAAAAATAATTCAAATAAAACCATATTCTTATGACAGTTATCTTTAACAAAAAAATAAATATTGTATAATATTGATATATTGAATGGAACATTATTAAAAGGATTTTTAGGCTGAAGCGGATCTGAAAAAAAGAATGGTGCATTTGTCAATGATGAATTCACCATTTTAATCAAGTCATCCATTGTGAATAAATACTTTGATCTGTCCTGAAGAACGGTAAAGACATTTTTCTCTCCTTCTTGCAATTCATTCATATACAAGTCCATATTGATTTTTATTGTCGCTTTTTTATATTTATATATATGAGCCAACCTGGCAAATCCATTATACACTCTTTGTGATTTTTGAAATATATTTAAAATAAAAGCTTTATCGTTATCATTTGTAAATAAATTGCTTAAAAAACTATTAAGATAAAAATATTTATTGTAAATAAAATTCCCTTTTTTATCACTATGATAGAATAAATTTGAAATATAAAGATAAAAGAAAAAATTCTGCTTCTGTTTCTGCT